CCTCCTCGACGACTTCGGTGGCCTCGTCGGTTTCGATGTCTTCGTCATGCATGGTGCTGGTCCTTTCGGTCCTGGGAACCGCGCCGGCACGATGCACGACGCAGGCGTGAAGGGTTTCGATGGAACGGAAGCCGGCGGCCGGATCGGCGGGTTCGGTGCTTTGAGCGCTTCCCGTCTTGGTGACCCGCCTCGGGTCGGTGTCGAGAACGATGCCGAGCTCGTCGAGCTTGGCGTTGGTGGCGGCGATCTCGGCCAGAACCGCGTCGGGATTGCGGCCCTTGCGGGCGATCGCCTCGGCGAGGGTCTCGGTGCCGGAGCGAATGGCCAGAAGATCGGCCATGGCGTCCTTCTGCGGATCGACGGCCTCGAACTTGGGCGGCGACCACTCAACACGAACCACGGGCTCGGGAATGTGCCCCGCCGCCCAGGCGGCCTCAGCGAACCAGTTCCAGACCCGGTCGCAGAAAAGCGGGACGAAGAGCTGCCACTGCACCGCGTCGATCATGCGGCGGAACTCGACGAGTCCCGCCCGGATCGATGAGTAGTTCATCTGGGAAAGGTCCCCGGTGAGCAACTCGTATGGCACCCGAAACCCCGCCGAGACCGTATGCAGGCTGGCGCGCTTATATTCGGCATAGCCGCCGGTCGCCGCCGGCTGATTGAAACGGATCTCCTTGCCGCCACGGGCGTAGGCGATGAGCCCCGGCTCGAACTGCTCGACGCGGTTACCGTCCGCGTCCACCACGTGGGCGCAATCCCCTGTTCCGCCTCGTCGGCGCCAAAGACGATCGCGGTGACGCAGGCCTCGGTCTTCTTGCGCACGATCTCGGCGATCTCATAGTCGTCGAGATCCCGCAACGCGCGGATCACCGGCGTCCCCCAGGGAACGCCCCGTGCCTGGGTGCGCTGTTTCTCGTAGACATGGGCGATCTCGGCGGCCGGCACAGCGGTGCTCTTGAACCCGCCTTGCAGCGCGCCGAGGGCATCGCCCGGATGGCGGGCGAATAGCCAGTAGGCGCGCCGCCGGCCAATGGCATCGAACTCGACCCCCTGGACCGCATGGCCGGAACCGATCTCGCCGTTTCTCGTGGCGTCAAGGAAATCGGCCTCGAGCACCTGCACCTGCACCGGAATGGCCAAGCCGTCCTCGGCACGACGGGGCCGGCGCCGGACCAGGACCTCACCGCCTTCGACCATCTCTCGGCAGACCAACGTCTGCAGGCCATAGATATCGAGCTGCCCGTCGGCATCGCAATTGCGGGCCCAGGCTTCCCAGAGTTCGTTGACCGTCCGGTCGAGCCGGTCGTCGCCCGATGCCGCGCGCGGCATGATGCCGGCGCCGACGATGTTGTTGACCAGCACCGCCACCGCCTTGGCGGCATGCGGATTGTTGCGCACCAGATCGCGCATGCGATCTCGGAGCAGCGCCCTCGTAGCTCCGCGTGAGGCCCTCGAAGGCCTGGCGCGCCAGAAGGCGCCGTGTCGCCGTCCGCGGCGACACCATGGCGATGGCCCGGTCGAACCAGGTCGCATGCATCAACGATCTCCTCGCTTGAACCCGGCGTACCCGGCCATGGGCATCGGCTTGTCGGCACCGTTCATGGCGCGCTCGATGGTGCGGATGCGGCCCAGCAGGTCATCGGCCGAGCCGTACTCGACGGTCTTGCCGTCGTAGCTGACCCGCAGCGTGCCGCTCGCATAGGCGCGCCTCAGCACCGCCAGTTCGGTTTCGGTCCAGTCACTCACCCGAGCCATCCTTCCTTACGCCCGAACCACTCCGAGCGCCGCTTGCCCTTGGGCTCGGGCGACACCCGGTTCACGACGCCGGCCGTCGCCTCATCATCGGAAGGCACGCCCAGCTGTTCCTCCAGGTCCTGCCACTTGGCGTCCGACCAACGGTCGGCGCCGGCGATCCAGGCGGCGGCGCGGGCGTAGACCCGGCAATCGAGCACCTCGTTCCGTTCCCTGAGCTTCTGCCATTCGAGCCGCGCGAAGCCGCGCTTGGTGCGTACCGTCACCAGCTGCTCGGCGACGAGCTGCTTGACCCACTCGGTCTCGACCCAGTGCGGTAGATGCACGGTGCCCGCCGGAAACCGTGCGCCCTCGACGAGTTCCTCGTCGGTTGGCCGGTCCAGCCTCAAAAACCGATAGGTCTCGGCCTTGAAGGTCGAGACGGCGACGGTCCAGAGCCGCGCGCCCCGGCGCAGCCGCTTGCCGCCGTCTGTCGCATCCACATAGGTCGGCCCAGAAACCGGACTCGCCCGGTTGAATCCCTCAACGCCCTTGATCGGCGCGACTTGCGCCACACCGGCCCGCCGCGCCCAGGCGTAGACCGCCGGCGAGTCGAAGCCGCTATCGATGGCGAGCTTTGCGATCCTTAGCGCGGCACCCGTTTGGTGACACCATGTCCGGTCAAGCAACAGGTTGAGTTCGGACCAGGCTTTGGTATCACCAGGACCGCCCTCGATGACGACATGGTCGACCAGCCAGCTCTCCAGGCCCCGGCCCCAGGCCCAGACGTCGATCTCGATGCGGTCCTTCTGGACATCGGCGCCGGCGGTCAGAAACAAGCCCCCCGCTGGTACGATGCCCGGTTTCCGGGTCTCGCGGCGATCATAGAGCCGCTGCCAGTCGGGCGCCTCGCCGGTCTCGACCCAGGTCTCACCCAGGTCCGTGTTCTTGACTGATTTTAGTGCCGCGACATTGCCCTGGGCGGCTTCCCAGGCAGCGGCGATGTCCGCCCAGCTCCGCCAGCCGATGGGACTGTAGAGGCTGGAAATGTGAAACCCCGCGGTCTTACCCCCAGCGGTTTTGTCGTTACCGTTCTCCGGTTTGACCGTCGCCCGCCACTCGCCGCGTTCCAGCATCCGGGTCTTGTGGTGCTCGTGGATAACGCCGTCACACTCCTCGCAGAGATAATGGGCCGTCTGCGGTTCTCCCTTGTCCCATCGGAGCCGCTCGAACTGCAGCCACTGCATGTGCCCGCAATGGGGACAGGGCACGAAGTAGCGGCGCTGGTCCGAAGCCTCGTATTCGCGCTCGATGCGGGAGAGCCCACGGACCGTCGGCGTGGAAACCAGAAACACCTTGCGCCGATGCGCGAAGGTGAGCGAGCGGGCCTCCGCCAGTGTGACCGGATCCCCTTCCTCATCGGTGGAGGCCGGATAGGCATCGACCTCATCGAGAAAGATGTAGCGGGCCGGCGTCGAGCGCAGACCGACGGCCGAGTTCGCCCCGGTCATGATCAGGATGCCGCCGGCGAACTCCTTCGACAGCATGGTGTTGCCGGAATCCCGCGAGCGCGCCGGTTTGACGCGTTCGCGCAGCACCGGGCTTTCCTCGATCAGAGGATCGATGCGCTGCCGCGAGTTGCGTTTGGCGAGCTCCACCGTCGGCTGGACCGCGAGCATCGGTCCCGGCGCCTGATGGATGGCGAAGCCGATCCAGTTGTTGCCGGCCTCGGTGGCGCCCACCTGGGCGGCTTTCATGAACACGATCCGCTGCGCCGCATGACCTGGCGAAAGCGCATCCATGATGTCCTTCATGTAGGGCGTGCGCTCTGTGCGGTATCGGCCGGGCTCGGCCGAGGCGCGGGCAGCCAGCATGCGATGCCGGTTCGCCCATTCGGAGACTGTCAGCCAGGGATCCGGCTCCAGGCCGGCGCCCCAGGCGCGTAGCAGGGTCTCAGCGCCGTCGAATGCGAACAGGTCATCCTTCGCCTCAGCGGAGGTCGAGCCGAACCTCGGCGAGCTCGGAGAGGTGGGCGCGGACATGAGCCTCCAGAACCTTCTGTATCTTGCTTGCCTCCAGACCGAGTTCGGCCGCCATCAGCGCCGCCGCGCGCGCGGGCCAGTTCACCCACGCGTCCCGCTCTTCGCGCGCCAGACGGAAAACCAACGTGGTCGCGCGGGACCGATCCACAAGTTCGTCCTTCAGCTGCTGTAGTTTGAGCCTGCGCTCCTGCGCTTTCAGAACCTTGTTGGCGGTCTTGGCCTGCAGGAACGTCGTTCCGCCGCCAGTCGATGGCGTGGTCAGGCCTTGTTCGCGAAGCGTATCGCCGACGGCGGAGAGGGCCGTGTCGGGCACCGGCTTCAGTTTCTTAGTGTCGCCGCCCTTCCGTTGCTTGGAAGGGTCGGTCATCTCCGCGCGACGGCGATCCGAGGCGGCCGCGTCGATGGAGCCGTCTTCGAACAGGACGAGCCTACCGGCGGCCTTCGCCTTTTGGATTGCGCCACGCGACAGCCCGACATGGGCGGCGTACTGGCGCTCGCTCATGCCCTGCATGCCGCCCCCGAAAAAGCAATGAAATGATGCACTTATTCACTTGATGGTGTCGGCGATCGGAGCGTGTATGGCGTCACGATCAACGACGGAGCCGAACGATGACCGACGCGATTCCGACCACCCGCAACACGGATTGGGGCTTCTTCGGCACCATCGCTCACCGCGCTGACGCCGATGCCGCCTGGCCCATTGCGATGGAAGCAGTAGGGCGGGCGACCGGATGCCCCGAGACCGCGGTTCGCGACTTTCTCGACAGCCGCTACGGCCGGCATTTCGCGGACGATGTCGCGAACGGCCTGCACACAGGCCTTACGCTGAAGCCTGCGATTGACGCTGCGGTCGAGCGTTGGATGGGCTGGACCATCAACCGTCGCACCGGACGCGAAACCGGAATTCCGCGCGGACTTCCCTACCTCACCGGCTTCGTC